GGCGGGGGTGCCTGAGACGTTGAGCGTGGCGAGGGCAGCGATGTACTGGTGCTTGGTGTGAGCGTGCTGCTGGGCTTCCTTGAGGCCTGCAGGGCTATCCGGGTCCGGGGGTGTACCGCCGGCGGGATTGAGGTTGGCCGATCGCGGCTGGTTGGGGGACTGGATGGCGGCGGAGTAGTCGCGGGCGAGGGTTGCCCATCGTTTGCCGGCGGCGAACTGGGATCCGGACAGGCGCCCCGAGAGGTACAGCCAGCCGAGCGGTGTCGACCAGACAGCGTCGCGCATGCCGGCGAGGGCTGCGTCTCGGAGGCGGGTGACTTCGGTGGGGGATGGCAGATCCGGGGCGATCGCCCGCCGGCTGACCTTGCCGGACGGCTCTCGCTGGGCGAGGGATTTGCGGCGAGTCATGGGTCAGGCTCCAAAGGACGGTATGGGATCGTCAAGCGGGTCGTCGATTCCGCCGAGGGTGTCGCGGATGTCGTCGAGGGGATCGGAGGGGCGCCGGACGGCGGTGACGGTGGCGCCAGGGAAGGTGATCTTGGCCTCGGTGACGGCGCGGTAGTTGGAAAGCATGCGGGCGATTTCCTCCATGGTGTAGACGGCGAGCTGCCGATCGGTTGGAGCGACGGCGAACGCCTCCTCTGGCGTCCGGACCAGCGCCACCACAGTGCCGTCGTCTAGCGCCGTCTCCCAGACCAGCGGGGAGAGGGGATCCGCACCAGTGGCCTCGGCTGCTTGATCCAAGGTCCGATAGGCTGACGCCATGCGGGGGGACTGAACCCGGACGGCTTCGTTGTCGCCATGCCAGCAAGCCTGGTTGAACAGGTAGCGTTGCCGGTCGAACTTCTCGCGGAGTTCAGGGGAGACCAGCAGGCGGAGCCGGTCGACGCCCCACTTCGCCTCCATCGTCACGCCGGCGTGATCTGCGCCATCCATGTGGGCCTTCGCCGAGATGACGGTTCCGGGGGTTTGCGCCCATGAGTGTTGGGCGCCAAGCGGGCGGTTGTCCTTGAGCTTGCTCATCACGCCCTCCAGGCAAAAATTACGGGGGGCGCGCTCAACAGCGCCCCTACGTAAGTAGGGGGATATTTCCTCGCCACGATAATCAATGATTTCAATGACTTAGACATGTTACTTTCGCCACCTTCGCATTTTACTTTCGCCAATGATTTCAAAGACTTCCAGATTTACTCTTCTTTACTTTCGCCGTACTTTCGCCGTCAGATGTCGATCATCTTGCGGTAACCGGATATGTGATTTTTGACATCACAAACGTCTTCCGCAATGACGCCATTGGCGTTCCAAGTGACCAGAATGTCGGTCACCACTTCGCGCTTGATACGCCACCGCTTCATGATGTTTGGCAGGGCTGCCCGAGAACTGTTCTTGGCGTGGCACCACGGCTTGCCGATGGTCCATTGCTCGTGGATGCCGGCTAGGATCTGCCGGCATGTGTCCTTGTCGGGCCACTCCGCACCGCCCTCTTTCTTTGGTGCCACGTCCACCGGAGCGACCACCAGCGACGACCGCCCGACGATGTCGCCGAGCTGAATCTTTTCGACCTTGAAGTGCTGCTCCCAGCCGTCTTCAGCGGACTTGATTTTAGTAGCGAATACCGACCCCGTAAGCGCCCCCGGTTCTCGCCTCACCTCAAGCAGGAAATCTCCTGCGCCGGGCAGGACTGTCGACCCCCGAATGTTGCCGGCCCGGCTGGTGTGGTGGAGACCGACGACGGTGGCGCCAAACCGCTGCCGCACGGCGTCGCAGGCGGCAATGAACAGCGTCATGTCCTTCTGCAGGTTCTCGTCCGAGCCGGGCAGCACCCTGGAAACGGTGTCCACGAACACCGCCATAATCGGCACCCCGCAGAGGTCCGCGATCGCCTGCACCGTCGCCAGCAGCTTGCCGACGTCCTCCGGTTTCATGAAGTTAATGGTCTGCCGGATCAGGTAAAACGGGGTATCGTCGGCCAGCACCTTGTTGTGCTGCTCCCACGCCTGAATGCGGAACTTGAGGTCAGCCTGTCCCTCGCTGGAGATGTAGACCACGGCCCCCTTGCGCTCGATCGGGCGACCCCACCAGTCCGGCATACCCACCGTGAACGACAGCGCCATGTCCAGCGCAATGAAGGTCTTGAGACATCCCGGCGGGCCATAAATGAACCCCAGCGATCGCTCGACCACCAGGCCCGACACCAGCCAGTCCGGATCCGGCATCTGCTTGATCTGGTCGACGCTAAGGTATTCGAACAGCGCGCCGGGGTCAGTCTTGGCCTGCTCCTCCACCCTGGCCGATGCTTGATCAAAATCAGCCTCTACAAACTCCCCCGGCCTGGGCTTGCCAGCCTCCTCGGCGACCTTTGTGTCCCACTGGTCCATGGCGACTTGCCACTTCGCCCAGAACAGCGACGTTCCGCGGCTTTCCTGCTCCAGTAGGTCCGTCTTGCTCCTGGTGGCGTCGACCAGCCGCGACGACACGTCGGCCTCGTAAACCAGATACTTTTCCGCCGCCTTGGCGCGCTGCTCGGTGTCGCCGGGCTTGATCGGACATTCCCGCCACCAGTCCAGCACCGCACCCCACACCAGCCGCGTCATGTGATCTTCGCGTCCATCCACCAGCAGGTTGAAGTCGTTGTAATCAGCGGTCGGTGACGGCGTCTTGGTGGCCCCTCCAGTGACCTTGCCACCATGCTCGCGAACCAGATTGTCGATGGCATCCAGCAGCCACTGCGGCGCCTCGGCTATTTCGCACTCCCAAGGTGCGCAACCGGCCTTCCAGGCGTAGTGGCGCCGGCTTTCGTGCAGCGATGGCGGCAACACCGCAAAGCCGCCCTGCCCCCTGATATCGACGTTGATGTCGGTGCGGTTGGTGGGGGCTTTCCAACCCATCGGCGCCCTGAAGAACAACTGCCGGCCACCGCCGCCCGTCACCTGCTCCCAGGTCTCCGGCTCGGAGCCATTGTTGTGGACGGTGAGGATCCCAAGCCACCAGTTCAACGCGGCCGATGATTTGTAGAGATCGAGATCAATGACGAAAATATTGCCCGAGCAACGCCCGGTAATCAGCCCCATATTGTCGCGCTTGATATGATCGCCATTGGCGCCATACCAGCGATCGAACAGGGCATCGGGGATCAGGTTCTCCTGAAATTCCTTCCAGTCGACGGCCGGAATCTTCCACTCACCGCCGGCAATTGGCGGGCGCGCCGGGACCACCTGCAAACCGCAGGCACGATACGCCGCCGCCCATTCGGACGGCGACGCAAAGTCCGGGTCGAACGCCTGTTCCATGCGATGCATTTTCATTTTTCTTAGACAGGGGTCTGACCAAATTCAAAACGCGCCTGCCGGGCCTTCAGTGCAGCCGCATCCAGGTCAGGTGGAATGATGTAAAGTTTTTCATCCTCGTTATCGAAGATGCATTCGCCCCATCTCATGTACGCGGGCCTGTGCAGGTCTTTCACGTCATAGGAAAACGTCTCGACGGGATCTCCATAGACGACATAGACCCCTGCCTTGGTCACCTTGTGAAGATCCCGCGCCAGCACCAGTTCGCGGGGAATAGGATATTCTTGCGCCAGCCACTTGCCGAATTCAGCTAGGACCGTTTCCTTGTCCCCGAACAAAACCTTGTCAGCACACTCGGCAGCGAACCATAATTCATGCGATCCTGGTATTGGGGCGGCATCAGGGTTTATGGACCACCAGCCATGCGCCCATTCTTTTTCTGCAAACCCGACAACAATGCGCTTGCCCATGGCGCGCGCCATGCCAAGCTCAACCAGCGTGCCGTAAGCCTCGAGATCATCAAACCACGCGAAAAACACTTCACATGCCTTGATGCCGGCCATGCTCTTGGCGAGGATGTAGTGCTCCATGTCGCTGCCGTTGAAATAAACGTCAGCAGAACTATGCAGTGACCCATGGGCCTTGCCTTCATGTCTCCACGGTCCCGTGTAGGTAATGTGTACTCCATTGAGTTCGCGTGCCTGTATTTCTGCAAAAATGGTTTTCCGGGGGTAGTCGAACACATCGTCGAAACGCTCGTCGACTGTAAACGGCCGATAACATGGCGGCGTCATCCGTCCTGCCATGTAAACAGCAGGAAAGTTTACCCTTTGCGGAAAAGGCGGCGGTTTCACTTCGAAATAGCATTTGTAATCCGGTAAATAGAAGTCAGGCAGGTATCGCCCGCTCGGCAGTTCAAACCCCTCGACCTCGTATTGCCACTTGATACCAAGCTCGCTGAAGAACACCGCCCATCGCGCTTCGAGGCGCGACCGGAACCGATAGCCCTTGTAGAAAGTTTCAATTGCCTGAATGTTCATGCCGCGCCTCTGTCTGCGTCCTGACCGGGATAATGATGGACGGTGCAGGGGCGAGGTTGGCTGCAACCTTCCTCGCCCCACAGCCGTGACTAGCCGAAATCATCCGCGTCGGCAGTCTCAGCCACAGGCGCCGCCGCCCGCGTCGAGCCGGTCGATGGCGCCGTTGCAGTGGCTGCGAGAGCCTGTGACGCCTGCGACGGCTCGACTGCCTTTGGCACGAACACCAGATCTTTCCGCTCCGACCACCCGCTGATCCGAAACACCGGATGGTAGTTCGTGGACTGCGAACCCGGCCCGCTTTTAACCGGCGTGATCTTGTCGACCACCAACACCGGCAACTTGCCGGGATTGTTGCCCTTCTGCGCCAGGTACTGCGTGTAAACCGCCTCGATCGCGCCGCGGAACGCATTGCTGGTGCCGGCAATCTCGCGCACCGGACGATCGCCACCGCATTCCTTGGACAGCTTCAGCATGAAGCGAACGCCGTTGGCGTGCTGCGGGCTTGGCTTGACAGGCATCTGAGATCCAATCGGGACCAGCTGAAAATCAGGCGCCTGGCCGGCGACGAAACGGATGTAGCCAACCTCCAGGTTTTCGAAATCAGCAATGAACTTGATGCCCAGCGTGATATCGACCTCTTCATTTTCAAAGCCGTTGCCGTTGTCGACACGGTCGACACGGAAGAACCGCCCGGCCGTCGCCGTGTACTTCAGAACCGGCGTGAAATCGCCGCCACCTTCGCCACCAGACTTCACCGGGAAACCAAATACATCTACGTTTGACATTAGTTTTCTCCACTAAATGCTGCGATCGGCTCGCAACGCGCCATGCCCCGTTGTCGGGGAATTAGATCGACCAGGTCTCCCACGCGAACTGCCGCGTTGCAGGGTCCGACCAGATAAAGTTCTCCACGTCGGGCACGGTGACGCCGATGAAAAACGCCGGATCTTCTGACAGTGCCATGAAGTTCTCGACGTTGATCGCCATCTGCCGCAATGCGCCGCGATGCGCGGCGACGTTCTCGAGTTGGTAGGTCTCGACTTTTTTTGGTGTGACGTAGACCAGCAACCCGGTCCTGTTGCCGTTGCAATAATGCGCCACTTGCCGCGCATGCGACGGCTTGATCTCGGACGGCATCTTGTCGGTGGTCTTGAGATCCAC